TTCCAAGTAAATTGCCGCAGCGCCAGGACGACGGCCTTGTTGATTAAAGAATCTAAGTGATTCATTAACAATTTTTAAATATTTTAAAAGTCCTCCGGCAAATCCACCTGATGATGAAATACGGCTTTCTTTACTTCTAATATTTGACATAGAAAGACCAATACCTGCAGCATCTGATGAATATGTTGAGATGTCTCTAACTGTATTTAAAAGTCCATCTCTTGAATCTGCGTCATTATAATGTAGGACACAAGATGCAAGTTGCGGTGATTTTGTACCAGCATTAATCATAATTGGTGTTGCCGGTGAAATAAGTTGACTTGATAATGATTTGTAATATTCAACCGCCTGTTCAAATGATTTAGTAACCCAAATCGCAACACGCATGTACATATGTTGTGGACGTTCAATTGTCTTACCACTTGGTAATTTCAAGAGATACATCTCTTGTAATGACCTCCAAGCAAAGTAATCAAAGTTATAATCATTGTCATGATTAATAACTTCATCCACATTAGACGGTCCGTAACTGTTAATCATATTGATAAACTCCTCATTAACAATTTTTTCTTTGTAAAGTTCCATCATAGTGTTTGAGAAACTTGGGTTAGTTTCTTTATGGTATGACGATATTGCAACAGATGATGCAAGACGTGAATAATCATGATGACTACCCGTGTAAGCCGCGGCAATCTCATAGATTAATTTGTCCAAATCTTTAGTTGTAATTTCTCCTTCAGTAGGTACTGAAGTGATTACTTTAATAAAAATCTCATCAGAATTTACATTCAAACCTTTTGCGGCTCTTTTGATTCGGTTATATATTTTCTGTGGGTTAAAAGACGAGTCTTCCCCACTTCTTTTTTTAATTTTTAGTGACATCATAGTTTATAAAAATAACAAATTAAAAGTCGTCAGTAAAGGACAAAGTTTCATTCAACTTTGCTTTTTGATATTCAACGGTTCTTGATTCAAAGAAATTACCTTTAGTTTCAACCGCGATTTGTTCCATAAATTTAAATGGTTGTTCAACATTAAATTGTTTTTTACAACCAAATTTAACCAATAATCCATCAACCACAAACTCAAGATATTGTTTCATAAGGTTTGAATTCATCCCAATAAGTGAAACTGGAAGTGATTCTGTGATAAATTCTTTTTCAATCTCAAGTGCAGATAGTAAAATTTCTTTAATTCTTTTTTCACTTGGTTTGTTTTCACAGTGATTATTTAAAAGATGAATTGCGAAGTCACAATGAAGATTTTCATCTTTAAAGATAAGTGAATTTGCATTACACAAACCTTGCATAATTCCTCTTGATTTCAACCAAAAGATTGAACAGAATGAACCTGAGAAGAAAATTCCTTCAACCGCTGCAAATGCAACAAGTCTTTCTTGAAATGAAGCATTTGTAATCCAATCAAGAGCCCATTTGGCTTTCTTTTGAACTGCGGGAAGTCTATCAATTGCGTGAAAACATTCATCTTTCTCATTTGGATTTGATACATATGTATCAATCAAAAGTGAATACATTAAACTATGGATATTTTCCATCGCTAGTTGCATTCCGTAGAAGAATTTTGCTTCGGGATATTGTACTTCTCGGTAGAAATTTTCAGCCAAGTTTTCGTTAACAATCCCATCTGATGCCGCAAAAAATGACAATACATTTTTAACAAAGTATTGTTCATTCTCTGAAAGGTTTTCCCAATCACGAATGTCACCTGACAAATCAACCTCTTCTGCCGTCCAAAATGCGGCTTGGTGCATTTTATAAAATTCCCATATATCATTATGTTCTATAGGAAAAATCACAAAACGATTTGGATTCTCTACTAAAATCTTTTCCATATTAATTAATTATTTTGTTGTTCTCTTTGTTTTCTTCTTTCAAGTAAATCTTTTACTCTTTGTCTTTGTTGTTCTTCTTTTTGTTCCTCAAGTCCTAAGAATGTTACAGAACTCTCAGTATCAATTTCTAACATACCGTTATCAAACTTACAATTTTCAAACACAATACCATCATCACCAATTCTAGATTTGGTTATTGCAATTGTTGCCAGTTTCATCTCTTTTTGTTGTAATGTTTTAGCAACTGAGATAATGACGTGACCAACTTGCGCCTTCTTAATGGAACCCCCCATTTGGTCTGTTGTTACAACTTCTGATGAAATAGAACTTCTATTACCTTGAGTTGCTGTCCAACCAACTAGATTCAACTCGTGACACATGGCTTCAAACCCTCTCATAACCGAACCCTCACTCTTCCATTCATCACCCAAATTCTTGTCAGGAACAATACAGTCAATATAGTCTAATACAACCATATCTAACTTAATCCCATCAGCAATCATCTTGCGAAGTTGATTTTTGATTTGAAGCATTGTTAAAGTATCTGAAGGTAGTTTCTTTAAAATTAAACGATTCTCCATCTTACTTTGTACCTCTCTAACCTTATCCATCACTTCATCTTTTTTATTTGATAACTCATCAGGGTGGACTTTTGTCCAAAGTGTGATGTGTTTACGTTGGATAATTTTTGGGTTATCCTCGAAAAATATTTGAAGTACGTTATATCCCAAATTAAATGAGTGATTTGCAATTTTGGTTAAGAATGTAGATTTACCTACTCCCGTGGGGGCTAATATAACACCTAATTCTCCTTTTGCCAAACCTCCTTTTAACAATCTGTCGATACCGGGTATTCCCATTGGGATTGGGTGACGATAATCTTCATTAAGTACATCATCCAAATTAGAGAATACATCCGCCATCCCATCCTCTCGTTCTCCAACTTGTAGAGCTTCTCTAACTAGTTCTTCTAGTTTGTCATAACTTTCAAACTCACCTCCGTCAATAACTTTTTGAGCCTTTGTAATTGCCTTTTGAAGTTCTTGTTGTTTACAGAATTTAAGAGCCTTTTCTTGGATGAATCCACTACCTTCGATTGGTGACTCTTTAATTTTTGCAATGGTATCCATCACAATTTTAGAGGCCAATTCTTGTTGTAGTTCCGATTTGGTGATTTGTTCTAAGGTATCAAAAGTCGGTACGTGTTCGTATTTTAAATAATACTCCTTAATCATTTGCAAGATGATTTTGAAGTACTTATTTTCAAAATATTGTTGTTCTATAACGTCAATTATTGACCTCCCAAATTCTTTATCAATGATAATTTGATTCAGTAACTGTATTTGAAAAGAAGACCCTAAATAATCGAAATTTTTGTTTGACGCCATAAGAAATAAATTGTTGTGTTAGATAAATATTATCGCTTAGTACTAATTCCCGCGAATTCAAAAGTTAAATTTTTCGCCGAAAAAATGTCAGTAAGTGATGAAAGCAAACTTTTTATATGAGGACGGATGTCTACGGTGTATCTTATTTTAGGAGGGAAAATTTTAGCATCAATCTGACGATGACAAATTGTCATGTCCCCATGTTTAATAAAGACGTTAAAGTGTTCAGGGCCATCAGTATAAGATGTATCCAGAATTGTTGGATTGCTCTGAATCTCGTAAGAATTCTCAAGCATGTAATCCATTGTTTTCATTTTTAAACGATGAATCAAAGTGTCTTTAAACTCTTTAATAAAATCGTAAAGTTCCGCCGAATACTTCGCTTCAGGATTGTAGTCACGGACATTAAAATACCTTTGAACGATGATGTTGTCATTAACCATCATCAAAAACTCAAGTTTTGTTAAATCTTGCTCTTTCATAAAAAATTACTTTTTGGTTTTAAATTGTTTTTTTTCTTTTCTTGTCAATTTCATAAATGGTTTTACAAAGTTTACCCACGCTTCGTCATGTTTCGGGAGGAATTTAAAAAACCCATCTTCCATCATCATACGGATGAGGTTTCTGTGCCCCCTTCCTTCAGGGTCTAAAGTTTCACGATAATAAAGTTCAACGATTTCCTTACCTTCTTCTGTGATTAACGGATTAGATAAATCAACGATTTTGTTGTTAATCTCAAAGAATTCATTTCCATAGATACCTGATTTTGTTTTACCTGAAAGTAAGTTTTGTAACGCTTTGTTGTCTTTGTCCTCAGTAAGTAATACTTCGGCTCTTGTTAAAATATCGTTATAAGTAACTTCACGGTCAAGGATTTCAGGAAATAATTTCAATAAAGTTTTCTCTCCCAAATAATAGATACCATCAATATTATCTGATTTATCACCAGATATTATTTTATATGTTTTTACGTTATAATGGGG